AAGTATGCATGGACACATCGTAAGCATATGTGCTGGTGGGTTGCTCCAACTTATTCACAAGCTGAGAATGCGTATAATACAGTTTGTAGTTTATTACCAGAAGGTACATTCAGTGTAAGATATGGGGAACTTGAAGTAAACATTCTTTCTCCAGATGGTAAAATACATTCTACTATTCGTTTTAAGTCTGCCGATAATCCTGGTAATTTACGAGGTTTTGCTCCACATTTTGTAGTTATAGATGAAGCAGCATATATTAAATATGACGCTTATGTTTCGATCATGACCACACTAACAGAGACACGTGGTAAGTGTATTGTTATTTCAACTCCAAAAGGTAGAGGTTGGTTTTATGATGTTTACCAAATGGGTAATAAACTAAATGATGATGGTTCACCACGGTTTGACGAAGTTAACCTTGATCCGCACCCTGAGTATCAATCCTTTCGCCTTCCCACATCAGTCAACCCACATATTTCACCAGAAGTTTTAGAGCAGCGTCGTAAACAATTACCTGAGGATTACTTTAGGCAAGAGTATTTAGCTGAGTTTTTAACTGAATCTGCTGGAGTATTTAAAAAGATTAAACATTGTATTATGGGTAGTCTTTCTAAGCCTGAGGTAGGTATACAATATGTAATGGGTGTAGACTTAGCTCGTATTAATGATTACTCTGTTATTACTATTCTTGATCAAAATAATCATTTAGTTTTCTTTGAAAGATTTAATAAAATTGATTGGTCTATTCAGCAAGAATTTATTAAAGCCAAAGCTGTTGAATATAACAATGCGATTGTAGTGGTGGACTGGACTGGACTAGGTGACCCTGTAGTTGAAGCTTTGCAAAAAATGGGTGTGCGAGTTAGCCCATATAAGATTGGTAATAATGTTTCTAAGAAAAAGTTAGTTGATAAACTTCGTGTTGCTATAGAGTCTGGAAAGATTTCTTTCCCGTATGTACCAGCTTTAATTTCAGAATTAGAAGAGTATGAATATGTCATTACTGATGGTGGTATTACCAGATACTCCGCTCCTTCCGGAAAGCATGATGACTGTGTGATGTCACTAGCACTAGCAAACTGGGCATCGAGTAGTGCTCCATTTGTTTATAAAAATTATTCAGTAAGAGGAATTTAATGAGATTACTTTGTTTATTTTTGTTTGTTATTAGTTTATTTGGTCAATCAGGAAATCCTGTAGTTGTCAATGAAGGACCAAGTAGAGAGTTGTGGACACAGTATATTACAGTGTCAGGTAATGATACTTTTATTTGCTATGCCTTACGTGATTCTCCTCAGACTACTATAACTACTTCTGCATTTTCTAATGCAAACCCCGGTGTTGTGACATCCACTCATGGGTTTCATTCTAACAGTTCACCAATGGTTACTATTAGTGGCGGTACTGGTGCGTGGGCTGCGGTGAATGGTACATGGAAAGCCACTTATATAAATGGTACCAGTTTCAGTATTCCAGTTGATACTACAGCTTTTGGTGCAGTCACTGGTACATTAGTATTTACTACAAAGGCGCCACGTCTTACTTCAAATTTTTGGATGGTAACTTTGTAGATTGTTGTAGTGATCACCTTTGGGAAGTCAAATCTCATTCACGTCGTAAAGCTGAAGGTCGCAGTAAAAATCCAAAAGAAAAAATTGAAGTTTTAACCACCGAACAAATTAAGCAAAACTTGTATTACATTACTGGTAATAAAAGTCGCCCAAATTTTAGCGTTGATTGTTGCTCACCAGTTGAATGGCCAGAGCAAAATTTACCAATTGATCCGTATCTCGTTGGAGTATTTTTTGGTGATGATTCTCGGAATACTGGTTATATTACTTGTGATGATAAAGAGCAATCAGTTATTGACAATATTAAACTACTTGGTTATGAAGTCAAACAATTATCTGATTTACAGCAGTTTTCAGTAGTTGGTCTTAGAAAACAGTTACAAGATTTGGGTATTTTAAATAAAGATCTCATTCCAGAAGTTTATAGATTAGGCTCAGTACAGCAGCGCTTATTTTTATTACAGGGGCTTATGGATACTGATGGTACTATACGTAAGGAAAACGGGCATTGTACATTTGATAATACTAATAAATTACTAGCAGATTTAGTAACTTACTTAGCACAATCTTTAGGAATAAAGGTTACTCGTGGTGGTCGTTGGGGTAAAATAAATGGTGTAAAGAAAAAATGGTGCTATAGAGTTCATTTTAAAACTAAGTTACCAGTATTTAGAATACAGAGGAAATTACAGTATATTGAGAAAATTCCTTTAACTAGTAAATCTACTCGTAGAACTATAGTATCTATTGAACCTATACAACCTATACCAATGCGCTGTATTAGAGTAGATAATCCTCGGCATCTTTTTTTAGTTAGTGATGCTTTTATACCAACACATAATACCATGGGTTGCTGCATGGCTATAGTAAAGTATGCATGGACACATCGTAAGCATATGTGCTGGTGGGTTGCTCCAACTTATTCACAAGCTGAGAATGCGTATAATACAGTTTGTAGTTTATTACCAGAAGGTACATTCAGTGTAAGAT